GAGCGGCGTTCGCAATCTCCTGGGCAACATCTGCCAGGATGAATTTATCCTCGGCAATCCCGATCCACTGATCGAACATGGCGCGGGATGGCTCATCGGTCACGACATTACGGGCAAGCCCGATTAACCGAAAGTCGCGCTTTAACTGCAAAATCGACTGCGAATAGCACCGATACATCGCGTGCCGCGACCACCACCAGTCGAACACAATCAGGATGGTCGGCCGCGTGATCTCTTCCCGGACCGGGAATTGAAGAACCTTCAGGTGCTTTTGCATAAGCCGCGCCATCATCGCGTGAAGTACGCGCTTAGGTTCGTGCTTGCCCTCGCAGTCTGAGTAACTGACGTGCATATAGGCTGCGCACAGCGCGTTAATCAGGCACAGCGGCAGGTCCACATCCTCGAATGCTGGTGCGAGCGAGATCAGAAGATTGCGGCGGGCATCAGCCTCCGGGGTGAATATCTGCGCGTAGCCCAGCATCGACAGATACAGCCCTACCATCTCCTGCGGGTTGCGAGTGAATATCTCGGCAAGATCAAGGTCGAGCTTCGAGTCCGTGGGAAAGAGCAGCAGGTACTTGTTCACCCCCTCCTCCTCCTGAACCAACGCGAATAGGTGATCAGAGCCACCGAAGATCGACGCCTTGAAGACGGCCTCCATCGTCGAGCGGTGAGCTGCCAGTTGGTCAAAGCCCTCCTGGGACAAACGAAACCCGGGATCGACGAACAGAGCCGTGATTGCCGCCGCCAGCCGCGTCCAGAGGGCGGTAGTGGCCCCCGGATACCCCCCAAAGCCGGCGCCGGCGCTGATGCTCTGGAGTGCCATGCAAAGCGCCTTTAAGGCCACGTCGTTCTCCGGGATGCGCTCGGCGTGCGCTCTCAGATAGATTGCACGCTCCAAGCCTTCCAGATCAACGTTGGCGATGGTTGCGGTGGTGGCCGATTCCACGGGTTGCCTACGATTCCAGGACCGTGCGCAACCATTCGCGCCCGCGAGGGTTCAGATCCTCGATCACGCTAAACGGATAGCGCAGCGCCGTATGCGGGATGTTGCGGTAACTCTCGTTGCCGTCCTCGTCTCGCACCTTCTCCTGCGTGTAGGACGTGATCTTGGCTCGCGCCAGCACTTCCATGAACTTTCGCTTCACCACCTGCTCCTGGCCGCGGATAAAGCGCTGCGAGATGCCGTTATTCCACACTTCCACCACGCGCTCGGCGTTCTTCTCGGTTGAATCGTGGACCACGATCTTCACCGGCTCCTCGTTGAACTTCATTTGGTCGGCCCAATCCTTGTCTACCGGCCGATCGACGGCCTCGATATGCGCTGGCTCAAGGGACTCTCTTGCCGGTCCGGTTGACTTCTGGGCGCGCGGCCGATCCTGTCCGATGGTTTCGGCTGCTGCGTCGGTTTGCTGCTTTTTTGCTGCGTTGCTTCTGGTCATGTGTTGCCCTCCAGGAAAATGTCGATCACCAGCTCACGGCCTTCTTGAAGCGCTCCCAAAAACTCGCAGCTTCAATGCCGGCCTCTTTCGCCAGGCGCTCGCCCTCGGCGATCTCGAATTTATGGGCGCGCTCGACCTCCTCGGCCAACTGCGCGACCAGAACCGCGTGCGCTTCGGCTTCCACAAGCGCGTCTTTACGCTCCTGCTCGTTTTTAGCGGCCAGGGCAATAGCTGCGGCTGCTTTCACCTTCAACGCCTCCTGGGCGACACGCTTTGCTGCGAGTACGGATTGCTTGCTCATTGGAACCTCCAAAAAAAGCGCCCCGATTAAGGGGCGCCAGGATTACCGCCAGTGCGGCGCTCGTCAGATCAGAAACGGCTTGGTTGGCATGTCGGTCGTGTCGTAGTACGTGGCCGTGACATTCGTCGCGTTCAGGTTGGTGGTGCCCGGAACGAATACCGCCGTGCCCGCAGTTACGACCTTGATGAGACCGAGCAGTGCCGAGTTCGCCACCACATCCGGCATCTGGAGCACCTTGCTGCCCCCTGCCGTGGCGAGGCTTGCCGTATCCACGACCTTGCCCTGCGTTGTGCTCACCACGCCTGCGGCCGTCACCCACACGCCGAACAGGCACGCGCAGCCGGCAGCGAGCGACAGGTGATTGTTGCTGAAAGCCGCGTTGTTGACCGCGTTGACCGTGGCGAATATGCCATCAATGCAGAACTGCACATTGCTGGCGATATTCACCGTGCCGGCGGTGGCACCCAGCGCCAGGCCCGCCCGCGACATGGTGACGTTTCCACCATGATCACCTACTCTGTTAGCTTCCATATCTTTCTCCTTGATGAGTAATTGAAATTGCCAGGTTTGCTACGACGCTATACGGTCGTATTCATCGCGGCTACGTTCGCTGCGGTGATCTGGACCGTGTTGTTGGCGGAGCCCGTGTTGTTGGCGAGCGCGCGAAGATCCAGAACGATGGCGTTAGCCGTAGTTCTGAAGTTCGCAAGATCAGACTGAAGCGACAGCAGAATTTTCAAAAGCTCTTTCTGCGACATCTTGCCAATCTTCATACCGCCGACACGTCTTGCAATTGATTCGGCCATTTGAATCTCCTTTTACTTTGATGGCTGGTTGCTTGACGGGATTACAGCGCGGTGCGGGCGACTTCCACCACACTGACCCAGCCGGGGTTAGTCACGAGTACCGCTGACCAGAAGGAGGCTCCCACGTATCCGCGCTGCCCCAGAATGTCGGACTTGTCTTTCTGGGTGTGCGGGATAACCGACAGGTTGAAGCTCCTGGACCCGCGAAGCGCGATATCGAATACGCCATCCGCCCCGCACACGATCACAGGGTAGACGTCCGCCAGCGTACCCGTGGTGCTAAAGAGCGAGGTGGAGGCCACCGCCGCGCCCGCATCCGGGTAGGGATTCAGCTCCGGCGAGGTGATAAAGCGGAAGCGCTCGCAGGTGCCAAGCTCGTACTCGTTCAGAACCGAGCGCTGCGCGTACTTGGCGGTTGGGACAAACCCCGGCAAATCCCGGATGTCCGGTTCCAGATCGGTGTGGGAGAACACGAGGAACCCCGCCTCGACTGCGGAGGTGTCGAACGCGGGGCCGGCAGCCAGCACCTTGTTCTTCATCTTGCCGTGGTTCGCGAGGAGCGTCTGCGCGACCTTGCGCAGCAGGTTCAGCGTGAGAACCCCGGCCACGGTTGCCCGTGTGGTGCCGCCCGAATAGAACGCGTTGGTTATCGCACGCATGGCGCCGTAGCGGATCATTTCGCGCACGAGCCCCATTCGCTCCCCGGTCTGTGTTTTCATTTCCTCGGGGATGTCGTCCTCGTACAGGTCCGCCGTTTTATCGGTGTAGCTGTAGAGGCAGGCGTATTGCTGCAGCGTCACAGCAACGTCCTGGGGCACCATCGTATCGGCGGCAGGCGTTACCCCTTCGGTCGTGATGTGGGCCGCGGCTGAGACCACCCAGCGGTTGATGGTGTTGGCGTTTAGCGTGGTTGCGCCAAACGGCAGCCAGCGGCGATAGATCACGTTGTCGCCCTGGTTCTTCGGAAAGGGCTTCATGGAGCAGCCCAGGGATAGCACCTCGATCGGAATCGCATGCGCCAGGATTTCACCCTTGACGATGTTGATCCGTCCTGCAGCGGTGCCGTAGGTTTGGATGTTGGAAGGCATGATTTAACTCCTGAATGTCAGCGTTTCCTGGCGACCTTCTGAAACCCGGCTGCCAAGTCCGCTTCCTCATCATTGATGGCCGGCGCGGGGGTCGCACCACCGCCCTTGGGGGCGATTGCGCGTTCGAGCCGGGACGTTGTGCTTTGTCGTGCTGCAGGCGATTTTCGCGCCTTGAAAGCGTCCAGTAGCCGGATGGCGTCGGATGCCTTCTCGCTCATGACCAGGTTGCCGGTGTCGGCCCACCATTGAGGGTACTTGCGCATGTGGGCAGCCAGTTGCCGCTCCGCGGCTTGCGGGTCGGTCGCTTCGAGCTGCGCGAGATGCGCGCGTTCCTCTGGGGTTGGTCCGTTGACGTAGGCGAAGGCTGTGAACTCCGGCAGCTTTACCGTGTCCTCCCAGCCGTCATGCACTATGTCCAGGCGCGCTTTTTGCCGCGCCTCATCT